CCTCTTTGCCGCTACCAACATGGGTGCGACAAGATCCCAATGTTCTTCAGGGTGCATTGATAGTTCTTCAAGAGCATTTTCAATATTATCCAGAATAGTCTTGCGCTGTGCAAGTGGGTCTTTGGTTTTGGTATAGTACAAGGAGTGAAGGAAAGACTCAGGCCTAATAGGGCACACAGTAGCACCATCCTTCTGAGAGAAAATCCTCTGCAGAAAAATGACGCGATCGATACCCACAGCCTCAGTTAATTCTTCGCCTTTACGGCCAGCTGTGTAAGTCATGTCATAATGCTCCTTGAGGAACTTAGACAATGTCTTTTGGTTGAAATGTGGCAAAAACTGGTCGCACGTAGCAACCAAGTTGTCATCGCCGTGAACAGCTGCAGAGCAAAAGCTCCAGAAATCGACCTGGCCAGTTGTGGCTATAAAACCACTGGCGATTAGGCCCATGGAAAGCATGGAATTGACTGTTGAAGTCAGGAAATGCCCTGACGGCAACGACTTGTTCCACTGCACGATGGTGTCCGCTTGCGCTCTATAACTGGTCAAATGGCGGCTACTGACGAGGTCCATAAAGAGAATCGTCCTGATCTTGGCGTCCTCCTCACTAGCACCACCCATGGCATACCAGGAATTGATGTAGTCCAGGATAACCCACAACAACGCGGGAACCTGGGAAGAGTCAAAGCCAGCAAAATCACCATCCCAGACGTTCTGTCCTGTTGGGTCTGCTGTGAGCAGAAATCTCTTTAGCTCGTCCCACTCGGAATAAGGGTTCATCCCAAGTGTGACACCTGTCTCATTGTGCGTACGCACCAAGGCGCCAACAAAGGCACCGAAGTACATACGGCACAAAGTGTAGTAGCGCAAATCAGTGCCTGCTATAAGACGGGCACTCTTACCACGCTTCCTCGTCTCATCCTTGAGGAAGTCCCTGCAAACGAACAAGGGCCTTTTCCCCGACTTTATTACAGTCAATAGAGAATCGACTTGGCGTGCAAGCTCAATGGCTTCTTCTTTACCAAGATCAAGCTCCTCTCCTGAGCCGAAGAAATGCTTCTTGTTGTTGATGCCTTGGGCACATAGTGGATATCCCACGGATGTACCCCGGGTCAAGGACTTTAGCCCAATCTGATTGTCGCCCCTAATGGCCTCATCAAAAGTGAGGACCTTACGGGTCATGTCGATTGACGAGTCAGCAAATTTCTTCATACCGGCATATAAGCCGTCTTTAAAGATCGCTGTATCAGGGACGAACGTATCACCAGCAAAGGGCTTAAGCGCGTCCTCCATCTTAGATGGGTGGAGGTTCATGACCACAAGGTCCTCAGGGGGTTGGCCTTTCATCGTTGTGATGGCCTCCTTAAAATACCTCTGAGCGCCGAAATGGGTCTCCTCCATTTTTGTCCTTACGGGCGCGGAAACGGGCTTCGACACCAAAAACAATGGTGTGAGCTGTCCCACTCTGCCGTCAGACGTGAAGGGAGCCGAGTTAACGGACTCCAGTGTTACGTCTCCCCACTCAGATTCCTCCAAAGAAGCAGGCTGCACGCTCTCAATACCGAAACGGCTTGTAGCATCAGCAATCTGCTCTGCGGTGACCCAAGTAGAAAAACCATGACCGCGATTAGTATCACCGGCCACATGGATACCAGCAACCAATCTGCAATCAAATTGGTTGTGGTTGATGAGACACAAGGGAGCACCACAATCACCCTTTGCTGTCGGGGCGTAGTACTGAAGGAAACGGCTATAATACTGACCGTCCTTAGTCCTCATACCCCCACGATGCACAGCAACTGTGGGACTCTCATATGTTATGTTGTCATTGAAAGGCAAGAGCTCTCCCTTATGGTCAAC